CCCCCAGTGCCTGCCGAGCCCGTTACGGCCACATTTGCTGCCGCAGTTACCGTTACCGAGCTTAAACCCCCGGTGCCCGATAAACCCGTGACGGGAACACCGGTTCCCTCAGCTACCGTTACCGAGCTTAAACCCCCGGTGCCCGATAAACCCGTGACGGAAATTATGTTGTTGGAAACAGTTGATACCGTGCCAACAACACCGGTCCCTGCCGAGCCCGTTACAGGTACGGGGAGGCCTCTACTCCACGCGCCTTCACTCCATGTGCCGCGACTCCAACCGTTTATGTTCGCCACGGGACAGGTTCCTTAACTAAGCGATGCGGATGATTGCGTTGCTGGCATCTGCTGTTGGAAACTGAATAGTAAAATCTCCCGCTGTGGATGTTTTGTCCCCGCCAAAGGCCAAAACCACCACCGCTGGGTCTCCCGACGCGCTGTCGTTGTAAATCACCGCTCCGTTTGCGGTAACCGTGGCATTGGAAAAGGTTAGGTCTGCAAAGTCCCCAAAAGCCGTCGTTCCGCTTGTAGTGGGTGTTACCGAAGTAAGCGCCGCTCCCGCCGCAGTGTAGTTTGTACCGCTAGCCTCGTTTGTAGACGAGTACGCGGTCGTGGCGGCAGACAACGTAGCCGAACTGGTGTAAAGGGCTAGCTTAAACGTGTTACCGGAGGAAGCTGTGAAATTATGCGTCGCCGTCATCAATTCTTTTTTGAACGAGGTACACATAGCCTGAGTAATTGCCATTATAGTCTCCTTATAGCGTCGGCCAATTTTGGGTGCCCTGCGTTGCACAAAGCGTTGTACGTTGTAACCCTATCACTTTTTATGGCTTCCCGCATATAGAAAGCCACCACCTTTTCCATATGGTGCTGGAAAGCATGGGCTTGATCGCGAAGAGCCGGATGAGCCGTATCCGAAATAGATATGAGTTTTTCCACACACCGTTCCGCCACCTCGTCCGGGGTAAAGCCCCTGTGTTCCGTAGTTTTAACGGTAACCATAGGTTCTTCTGGGATATCTAGCGTAAGTCCAAGCATCAAACCTTATCCCGTGATATAAGACCGGTGCGATACGCATCCGTGTCTTCTATAGATTCCCCGTAGTTTTTAAGCTGGCCAAAGCTGTTCACAAACTGCTGGGTGTAGTTCTGGATAATGTCCGGTTCGCCCTTCATAAACGTATACGCTTCTACAAGGCTGCCGTACAGAAGGGTTACTGGGGCATTCTCGCTTAACCACGTGGTTCCCGTGGTTGCCTGCGCCGTTAGACTAGGCGGTCGGTAAAGGTAATGCACTTCAGCAACGTAGTTTGCATCCGGCGTAGGGGCCAAAATAAAATTGTTTACGTCGAAGTAACCGTAATACTTAGGGAGCCCCGTTGTGCTGGAGTTAGGGTTATACGACTGTAGGAAGTTAACGTCCTTGTAAAGAAGGAACTCTTTGTTCGACCCGTTTAAAATTGATAAGGAATACGGGGCCAAAAAGTCAGTGGGAGCTCCCAAATATTGGTTCCCCGAACTGGTCGCCCCCGTAGAATTTTTCCTAAAAATAGTAAGCTGTACCCCCTTAAGGATACGCTCTTCGGTGTTTTTGATAAAGTTATCAAGATTGTTAACGAAGGTCGTTTCGTCATTCTCCGTATAATCTTGTATGGCTTGTTTTAATTCAGCATATGTGTAGGTCATTCTGTCACCACTAGCACAAAGCCCACGTTAGAAACGAGGTGCGTATCAATGCCCCTGTCGGGAAAACCTCCCCCTCCCACGGGAACCACCAAGGGCTCTACCCTGTCCGGGCGGGCGTTTCTAAGCGCCTGCGGGTCCGAAACCGCGCGAAGCGGCCTTAGCTGCGGGTGCTTTGGTTCATACTCGTCCGGTCCCACTCTAAGACCGTTCCACTCCTCGCGCATATCGCGGTAGCGGTAGCGTTGCCCGGAGCGATCCGAGATGGCGTAGGAGTTTTTACCTGTTGCAAACTTGGCCATCTCCGCCCCTATCTATACGCAACGTAAGGTTCAACATTGAAGGACGCTCGGTCCCTGTCTTCCTCAAAAGCCCGCTGTAGCTCCTCGTCGTAAACAGCTTTAAGAACCTGAATGCGCTGCGGAGCACGTTTCATGGCAATATAGTAGGCTAACCCCGCCGCGAGACAGGGATAAAGTCGAAACGGGACATCCATCGTGTTCGTGAAAGTGTCCGCGTCATCCATGCGCGTCAAAGCGTCGTAGTATATTACGTCCGTGCTGTTTTCCGGGATGGGCCACACCTTCAGGTTTGGGGTGAGTTGCCGGTCCAAAAAGAACTGAGAGGGGCGGCCTGTGGTTGTTTTCGTTGGAATAGTCAGATACCCCGTGCGGCTTAAGCGCTCTAGGGAATAGTCCGTGCCGTCCCTACGAAGCACAAGAGACAGGATGTCGATAACATCTGTCCCCAAATTATATTCCCCATCCGACTCCGTAAGTGCTTGAGATCGCTGGGCAATTGTCCAAGAGTTCAACCCCCTGTTTGCCCACTCCGCGAGCATCAGGTTAAGTGACCGCTTGGCCGTCTTAAGATCGTATCCGGTCCGAACCTCCAGACCGCACCGCTCAAACGCTTCCTCAATGTAGTCGGAAACGTCTAGCTCAAAATCTGTGCTTCCTGAAATCGCCATTAGTTACGTCACTTTCTCTTTCAAACCGCTTCGCCGCGCTTTTCTTGGCAAGAACAGAGCTTTTCCCAGCCCACTTGGCAAGAACAGAGCTTTTCTTTGGCCTTGTTCAAACCAGTAAAGGCCTGCACCCTACCGGAAGGTGTTTTTTTAACATCTTCTGTAGTAGCCAAGATTAACCTTCGTAGAAAACTGTCATAGAAGACAGTGTGGTTTGGGTGTAAGTTACGTATCCCCCACCGGGAAACAGGATACCGTCATCCGGGATGTCCGGATACTGCGTGGTGTTTGCGGAGGCCACCGTATTAAACTGCATACGCGCTGTGCCCGTACCCGACTCTTGACGGAAGCTCACCGTTCCCGCAGTAGCGGTGTTTACCGCATAAAGGCCTCGTAAACGCAGCCTTCCCGCAGAAATTTTTGCCGCGATAGAAGTTCCCGAACCAACACTTACGTTACCCGCAGGGTCCCCTACGGCAGCTATTTGAGTGATGGTACTAAAAAAGGCTGTTCCCGTAGTAGTACCCGTATCAGCGCCCGCGACGTTTACGACAACCGCCGCACCTGTTTCGTCCGTACCCGTTACGTTAAACGATATACCAGAATCATCCGCAGAGCTAAGAATAGTAATATTTCGGGGTTCATCAAACGTAACCGCACCGCCAGAGGCCAACGCGCCACCAAGGACCAAATTAGCATTGTTAGCTACAGCCGCAACCGCAGACACCCCATCGGTGTCTGCTGCGGCGGCGCTTATAAACGACGAGAGAATATCCGAAGCCATTTAACTTCTCCTTTACTGAAATGAGTGGGGGTTTTTACACCCCCACTATTTCCTCTAGTCGCGTTCTTTTGCGACAAAAATGTAATCCACGTCCGCGGTTTCAGCACCTGCGGCACCGTTTATGTAGCCGAAGCCAACCGCCATCTCCGCGCCCGGGACATCCATGTCGGTCAGGGTCTGGATGAGGTTGTCGTTCCCGTACACCTTGATTTTGCTGACGCCGTCCCAGTATGCCGCCAGAGTGACGAACGTGTCGTCTTCCATCGTCAGGATAGTCCCGCTGTCCGTGTCTGTGGTGTTGTCGTCGTTGTTGAAATACACCGCTGCCGACCCATCGACGCTTTCGAACAGGAAGCGCAATGTGGCGTCCTGCGGTGTGGTGTCTGAGGAGTGCAGGCCAACAATCCAATCACTCTGGATGGCGTCGCCAACCGAGATGCGGGTCTTCAGGAAGGTTTCCTTGCCGTCTTCGAGCTTGAAGGTCTCGCTGATCCACTCTGCAAAGATGCCGTCGTTTTCGTTAGCAGCCGTCGTGATGCGAGCAAGGCCGCCGTCCGCATCCGGAACAGTGATGGCTGAAGTGCCCGAGCCAGCGGACGTGGCTGTGAGGGTCCACTGCGCCGCGATGGGCGTGGTGTCGAAATCATCCCAGTACACGTGGTACTTGGTCGGGTCCAAAGCCCCGTATTCGAAAAGAGGGTTACCGTTGGCCACGTTTGAAACGCCGCTAAGAAAATGAGTAGGCATCGAACAGTCTCCTTTTTTTTGACCATGACCACCTTGATTGGTGGCCACATTCGAGTGCGGGGACACTTTACGGGAGAAAACGGCGCAGCGCCAACTAAATATCGGCACAAAAAAAGGGCGACCCGAAAGCCGCCCTCTTCATTTTTCTTGGAAGCAGGGGCTTACGCAGCGCCCGCCGTACCAAACACGCAACGCCAGTCCGAAACACCGAAGCTGTAACGCTCCCGGGCTTTGAACCGCATGTTGCCGGTGTCGAAGTCGCCTTCCATACCGGTTTTGATCGCAGCGCGATTGAAGTGCTTGAAGCCGTTCGGGGCGTCCGTCTTGATGAAGAACGCATCCGTATCGGTGAGATAGTGGTTGACCACCGCACCTTCCGGAAGCATGCCCATCGACTTCACTGCATTCGTGTCGTTGTCAGCAGTGCCCGAACGAAGGTTCGAGTTGATGACACGCTCTGCAATGAACTGAAGCTCTTTCGGAATAAGGAGCTTCATGCCACGAACCGCGATCTTCAGACCACGCTCGTCCGTAAGACCAGCGATATCAATCAGCATCTGCTCCAGCGAGGTCTCATTGAGGTCCGCCGCAGTGGTAAGCTGGTTGCGCTGGTTACCCGACAGACTGGGATGAGCAGAGGAGCAAAGCGCCGCTCCGTCACCAACCGGGTTAGCCGTATCAAAAGCGTTGTTGAGAACAGCAGCCGCCTTGATCTGCTTGGTCTGGGACATCGAACGTGCCAGAGCCTTGGTGTAGCGTGAGGCCAGACGATCATAAAGATTGTCTTCGATGGCTTCCTCCGTGAGGGAGAAGGCCAGCGCAATGGTCTCATGCTGGTACCGAGCAGTGTAGGTCTCTTGTGCGTCGTCAAAGCTGATGGCTGTGCCTTCACCTTTGGTCGGCGCAGAACCGAAACCACCGAGCATTACTTCCTCCTCAAAGGCGCGGTCCGAAGACTCCTCCTCAAAGATTTCAGAATGCTCGCTCTCGTAGCGACTGTACTCCAACCCGAACAAAGCATTCAGGCCGGGTTCTAGTTCTTTCGCAAGCTGTGCGCGAGAAATAGCCATATCTAAACCTCCCTAAATGCCGGTTGTCAGCGCGGTGGTCTGCGAAGCAAACCCACCAGCGTTGGCGTTGAAGTGAGCGTTTAAACGAACAATCAACGGAATACCCGCAGCCGTGTAGTCGCTGTTTGCCTCGTCATCGAGGATACCAACAATACGAAGCGGCAGAGTAGCCGTGGTTGCAACCGTAGAAACGCCAAGAGCGCTGTTGGACGAACCCGTGGCCGTGCTACCCGTGCGGGCAGACGTACCAAGCGAAGCATTAGCGAATACCGTCGCCAAACCCGTTGCTCGGTCGGTCAGGGTTGCGTCGGAAGCGACCTTGAAAAGCTGATTCGGGTTGTCAGCAACAAACGCCTTCACCGGATAGTTGGTGTCAACGCTTACGCTGCCCGAACCGGGCCAGTAGTTAAGGAAGACCGGCTTTTTTGAAACCGAGTCTTGATATTCAACGCCCATCAGGACACCGAGTGCTTGGGTAGTACCCCCATCTGTAGCACCAGCAAAAGTAATAACGCCCGCGGCAAGCGGAACGCAAATACCATACTGGAAGATAGCATTGGTGTTGTCAGAAGCAATTTCATACTGCGTCACTCCAGTGGAGTTAACAGCGCTTCCAACTAGCCCGATAGGACGAAGACCGTAGGCAGTGCTTTCATTTGCCATGATAGTTTTCTCCTATGAGGACGGTCACGTTTTTTCGCGTGGGCCGCCAAAGGTTACACGAGATTGACGATCAGGCTTGCTGATCGTCATCGATGAATGTGCGTTCTCACGCATCATGTCAGAGTCAACGGCTTGCATTTGGTCAGCACTTCGGCCTCGGAAGTATTCGTTCCGCTCTGCAATCGTCTCATCCGGCATACGGGCGAGAAGCAAACCACCCACACCAAACACACCTTCGTATTTACCCGATTCAATAGTCGGAGCTTCAAACTCCGGGTATTCATCCTGACGAACAAGTTCCCAGCCCTCGCGGAGCTTGGCGCTGATGTTCTTTCGATCATCAAAACCTCGCGTTTCCGCTCGAATCCAGCGATGCTTGTAACCGTCCGGGGCGGGCGGTGCGTCCAACATGGACGGTGGAGCCCACGGCTTACGCCGTTCCGTAGAACTCCGAGTCTGTCGCGTGCGGGAGGCCCGCTTTACCGGCTTATGAACTTCTTCGTTGTTTCCAACTTCGTCGTTTCCAACTTCGTTGTTTTCCAAATCAGACATAAGCTTAAGCCTCCTTCACGTATTTCGCGTATTCTTCAATCGGCACACCCAACTTCTTCGCTATCGCGACTTGGCTAGGGGTGAGTCTAACCTTTCTACCACTGCGCCCAGAACTTCCGCGGGATACAGAAGCGACGGTCTGTGCGGGCCGTCGGCTTCCACCGTTCGATTTAAGCTTATGGGGGAACTCGTCCACCATGCGCCTATCAAGCTCATTATAGTAATCTTCCCCTCTGGGGTCAAACCCCTCTTCTTCCACCAATTTCTTATGCAAGCCAAAGGCGGCATAAGTCATGGCCTCGTCTGAGCCAAACCAACTGTTGCGAGAAGCCCACTGTTCGGCTTGGGGGTCGGGTCGTTTTGCCTGCGGCTGAGGGGCCTGCTGCTGGGGAACCTGCTGCTGGGGGGCCTGCTCACGAACACGGTCCTGCTGAAGCTTGACCTGCTTGGCGCGGTCGTTCTCAATAGCCAGCGAAGTAATCTTTCGCTGCGCCTCAACAACGCCGTTCGTGTCGCCAATGTCGATAGCCCTCGCCAATTCCTGCTCGGCGGTCCCCATCTGGGTCTCAACGCGAGTGCTGTATTCCGCGACGTAGTTGGTGTCCAACGCTTCCATGCGAGTGCGAAGATTGGCAGATTCCTGCTGGACCTGCTTGGCATAGTTGAGCGCTTCCTCGCGATCCCGCTCGGCAGAGCGCATCTTTTTGGTCAGGCGGTCAATACGCTTCTGTACCGCGCTTTCCGCCTTATTAAACCGGTCGTCCGTGTCCTCAGAACCTTCAGAGACCTCAAGGACCTCAAGGACCTCCAAATCGTCCCCCGCTGGGGCCTCTTCAGGCACGTCCACTTCAACAACTTCGTCTTCAACTACGCTCACGTCCGTCATGATACTCTCCTAGAAATGCAAAATGTCTTCCGGTGACTGAATCTTGGCGAGAACCTCGTCGTCGTTCAAAATACGAACCTCCCCACCATCAATCTGGAACCGGGAGCCCGCGTAACGAGTAAACATCACCCAATCCTTTTCCGCGTACCACGGACCGGTGGGGAATTTCTCGGGGTCGTTGAACGCCAAAGGACCCATCTTTAGAACATAACCCACCTGAGTGGACACGCTCTGTTCATCAACCGCTTTGTCTGGAAGGAGGATGCCGCCCTCTGTTTTGCCTTTCCCCCGGTAAGGGAGAATCAGAATGCGCCAACCCGTGGGGCTCGGCATCCTGTCTAGGAGGGATTCCCCGATAGTCTCGGGGTTTAGAAACGTGTCTTTTTGCTCCTCGTATAGAGAAGCAAGACCCTCTACGCCTTTTCTGGCCGCAGCGAGGTCTACTGTGTTGTCGTCAGTCAATGCTTTGCTCCTGTTTGTCTAGCAGGCCCTTGAGTTCCTGTTCCACGTGACCCAGAGCGTCTAAATTGCCCATGATTTCACGATAATGCTCCATGTCCTTCACGTTATTGTACTGAAGAACGTTAAGCAGGGTTTCCCTTCTCTCTCGAATAATCCGAAACGTGGCCTCCGAGAAAAAAATCTCATCCATCTACATGTTTCCTCGTAGCTAACCGGATACAATCACATTGTCTCGTAGCATGTCACATAAGCGCTGTCACTAGGTTATTTCACTCAACGCAACAAACAAGCGGCGCAGAACATAAGAACGCGCCAGCGACAAAACGAAGTAACAAGCGGTGATCCACGTCGCGTCGATCAGCGACGGCTCAAGCCCAAACAACGGCAAGCACAAAAAGGTGAACAGCCAAGACACAAGCAGCCCGACGACCGCGTTAGTCTTCGCCTCGACAAAACTCATTTTCTTGCTTTGCATCACTTTTAGCGGTTCTTGTTCGTGCCGGATTTCTTTTCGTAGCTTCTCATCGCTCCCAACCCGAGCATTCCCAAAAGCACCGGCATCATTGAACCGATGTCGAGGTCAGGCAGGGCTTCCAGAAGCGCCGGGTCCATGCCGGATACCAGCGCGATGAACGCCGCGAATGGTTGCAGCACGAACGCATAGGCGAACGCCGCCGTGCATGTCCATCCCACAGCGGGTCTCCAACCGCTTATAAATACGTTTTCCGACTTGGCCTCCTGCATGTTTACAGAAATCTGCGCAAGCTCGCCTTTCTGCTCCATCTCAAGCAGTTTGAGTTTCGCGGCCTCGCGCTCCTCGTCGGACGTAAACAAGTCATCGACCAGCCCGAACAACGGTCCAGCTAAACTGCCGATTAGTGCAGGGATAGGCATATCAATAACTCCAGATCATTGGGCTTGCGCCGTTCACTTCGCCGGGCTCGGCTGTGCCGAGATGCAGGAAGCGGCTCGATCCGCGCTGGCTTACACCAATGCGCGGGAAAGTCCCCACTGCGAGGGTCAACATCCGTCGAGCGTTCTGTCGGTCTACCGCGATGTCTGCGGCTTTGCCAATTGGATGCTCTGGGCCACCGCCAATAGCCGCGTTGTGTTCCTCGCAGCGAAATGCCGACGTGATAATCATTGGCCCGAACGCGTCGCGCAGCTTTTGGAGACGCACCATAAACGAGGCGTCCATATCTGATTGTCCGCACCCGCACTTACACGCCATTTCAGCGGCACTGAAGTTGGGGGTGTTCGCCGGGTTCCACTCGCTCACAGATTAACAGCCCATGAAGCCTTTGCCCTTACGGGCTGCACCCGCACCGCGGACCGTCATTTTGTACAACTTGTCTCCCGCCATCGGCGCGGTGGCCGTCTTGCCATAAGGAATGCGTCCCTGACCCTTGATGTCAGCATAGCCAACAGCCTTGGGTGCCGGGCCCGGAGTGTTCGTCACAATTTTTACACCAGCCATAATACTCTCCTATTGTCTCTGTTTAAGAATCTCTCGTTCCATTGCAGACTGAATGCGGGCCCCGGTCTGCTTTTCCTGACTGGCCAGCCTCTGGTCGAACTGCTCAGAACGCATCTTCTGGTTCTGCTCATCCAACTTAAGCTTGGCTTGGTCGATCTGCGCATCAGACTGCTCCGACTGCGCCTTGATCTGAAGTTCCTTCTCCTTGAGGGAAATCAACGGATCAGGTTGGTCCGAACCAGCCAACTTACGAGACAACTGCTGTACTTGCTGAAGACCCTGCGCCACGTTCTGCGCAACCAAAGCCTCCACCTGAAGCATCTGCTCTTCGTTCAACGGCTGACCCTGCTGTACCTGAGCCTGCTGGATAAACGCCACCACCGCCTGCTCCCGCGCACCAATCTGGACATGTTCCATGATGTGCTTCTGAATCGACGCAGCAAACATCGGATTACCGGCCACCAAAGGACTTGTCGCAAAAACCAAATGCGCCATGATGTGCGCCTCATGGTCCTGACCGTCAAAGGCGTGCAGCTGCATCATGTCCAACAGATCGATGTTTTCCTGCGCAGGGTCCTTCGGCTCCGGCTCGTCCACCGGTGACCGCTTCATAATGCGATCCGCATCACGAACACCTAGAGCCTCGTACATGTCCCGATAAACTTCGTTCATGTTATGAAGCTCGGGGGCCGCGGTCGCCAACTCAAGCTTTGTCTGAGCCAACGCAATACGCTGCGCCTGCGAAAATACGTTCGGATCAGAAACAGGGAGAACGTCTACCCGGTCATCAAAATCCGTGGCCTTGACGCTCGCGTCCTCACCCTCAATGCTGTACGGATAATCGTCCGGCAGGCTCTCACCCAGCACACGCGAAAGCATCTTAAATTCCATCCGCATCGCGTAGTGCAAGCGTTTGTGAACCGCAGACATCACCCGAGAACCCTGCTCCAGCAAAGCTATCGTCGTACCGACCGGAGCCTGCGGGTTCCCGTCTCCAACCTTCATGTCCGTGATCGTCGCAAAACGGCGACCTGCGTCCACCACAAAACCAAGAAGGCCAAACAACGTCTGATCCGCACCCTTGAACGGCAGGAGCATCAAGCTGTCTCGAATGGCACCGCCCGGGGCGTCCACGTCACGAAATTCACCCGGCTGAAGCGGTTCCTCATCGTCCCTGATCCGTAGGCCGCGGGCCTTGAACCCTGCCGGGAGGTTCGAAAGCGTGCCTGCGTCGATAAGCTGACGAAGCGCCGCCGTCGCCGTCCGGGACAGACCGCCAATCGTATGGATCAGGCCCAAGCCGTAAAAACCAAACCCGGGGAGGAACTTGAAATGAACGAAATACTGGATTTTCTTCTTTAGCTCATCGTCCTCGTAATAATTACGACGAATTGAAAGAACCTGACTACTGTCCGTCGACAAGGTGACCACATACGGAATTTTAATTCCCGTCGGCTCACCGTCCTCGTCCAAATCTTCGTAACCGTCTAGGTCCAAATCAACATGGCATTCCAAAAGAGTGCAGTCGTAATCGATAGACGACGGAGACATACCATCAATGCGATCCATCTCCTCCTGAACTTCACTCATGTCCTCCTGACCGGGAAGAACAGGGATGTCTAAGTAAAAACCCGACACCTGCCGCTTGCGCAAATCATTCAACGGCATCCGAAGGACCTGCGTAATGTGCGGGCACGTATCCAAATCTGCCGTGTCATACGGAACCACGAGGTTCTCCGCAGGAACAAACTTGCTCACCGCGCGGCCAAGGTTCTCGTCGTAATACACCTTCTTAAAAGTGCTGCCCGCCAGAGGCAGATAGAACAGCATCTGATCCAGTTCCGGCGTGTACTCCTCCATCACGTTCGTGATGTAGTAATTCATGAAATTGCGAACTCGGCGCGACTGCTGTGCCTTCGAAGAACTTTCGTCACCCATCACAATTGTGCGAACCGGACCGCCCGCAGGCAGCAACTCGTTGAACGCCTGCGCCTGAAACTGCGTCGCAGCCTCCGCCAAAAGCGGATGCGTCACACCAGAAGAACCCTTGAACGGCTCCGTGCGGTCCTCGTAGGTAAAGCCCAAAAGCTCCAACCCCTCCGAATACGCATCCTCCCACTCCTGACGACCAGAACGATTCGCCTCGTACTCCGCTAACAAATCAGACGCCACGCGAGACAACTCACGGTCCGGCATCTCTTCCGCCAAGTTCGCGTAGAAATCGTTGGACTCGCCACGCTGGTCCTGCGGGTCGAAGTCCACGACCACCGAACCGTCGTCCCCCATCTCAATCTCTATCGGAGAAACTTCGGTCTCACCGTCCAGCAAGACAAGGTTGTCGTCATACTGAGAACC